AAAAGATCAAGTAATGCAACAAAGACATTACAAAGATTTAGGAAAGAAGTTAGGTTTTCCTGTAACCTATGCAGATTATCAAGAAGATCAAGGTAGTGCGTTTAATTCTGACAGTGAATATTTACGCATTATACAATTAGCACAATTACGAAACATTACATCAGAACAACAGTTTGATTTAAACGAACACACACAGGATTTAGAGCGAAGTACATTACGAATTATAGATAATGAATTAAAAAGATACAAAAAAGAATATAACTTAATAGATTTTAATGACATGATTACAGAATTTACTAAGTCAGATAAATCACCAAAGTTTGATGTAGTATTTATAGATGAAGCGCAGGATCTATCATTAATGCAATGGGACATGGCAAAAACAATATGGAATAAAACACAAGATTCTTTTATTGCCGGTGATGATGACCAAGCCATATACAAATGGGCTGGTGCAGATGTAGATTCTTTTATAGCATTAGAAGGACAATATTTACCGCTAACACAATCATTTAGAATACCAGCTAAAGTGCATGGTGTAGCGATGGGTATTATTAATAGAATTAGAAACAGGATAGATAAAACATGGCAACCTAAAACTGTACAAGGAAGTTTGCATAGACACTACAGCGCTGATACAATTGATATGTCATCAGGCGAGTGGTTGGTTTTAGCTAGAACAAAACATTTATTAAAAGATATAGAAGAATCTTTGTATCAACGTGGTTTGTATTATTCTTCACGATACAGAAGAGGAACAGAAAAAGATTTACACGAAGCAGCTACAGCCTGGGAGCATTTAAGACAAGGACAGTTGATAAATTTTAAACAAATAGAAAGTATATCTAAATACATGGGATCTAAACATTGGCACAAGAAAAAAATAAAAGGTATGGCTAAAGAATCTTTTTATGGCATAGATCAATTAACAAAAGATTATGGTCTACAAGTTAAAACAGTTTGGTATGAAGCGTTTGATGATGCCGGACAAACAAAAGTAGATTATTTAAGAAAGATGAGAGCAAATGGAGAAAAACTAAATAAAAAACCGCGAATAGAATTATCTACAATACATGGAGCTAAAGGTGGTGAATCACAAAACGTTGTGTTGTTAACAGATCTAACACAAAATACTATGAAAGGTTACGAAAGAGATCCAGACGATGAAAATAGATTGTTTTATGTTGGTGCAACAAGAACAAAAGAAAACTTACACATAATAGAACCAAAAAAATATGAGAAGGGATATTTACTATGAAAAAGAAAAGCGTTTGGGATAAACAACACGGAGGATCCCATTATCAAAAATTTAAAATACAGCCAAGCAAGTTTGTAGTTGAGAATGAGTTGCTGTTTCCGGAAGGTTGTGCTATAAAATATATCTGTCGTCATCGACTGAAAGGAAAAAAGCAAGACATATTAAAAGCAATACACTTTTTAGAAATGATTATTGAAAGGGATTACGATGCAGATACCTCTATTTAAACCACAGACAGAGTGGTTGCCACCAGAAAATTTTCCAGATTTATCCAAGTATGATGAAATTGCAATTGACTTAGAAACTAAAGACCCAGACCTAATAAAAATGGGGTCAGGATCTGTAATTGGTAAAGGAGATGTTACAGGAATTGCTGTAGCTGTGCCAGGTTGGTCTGGTTATTATCCTATTGCACACGAAGGTGGCGGCAACATGGATCGTAAAAAAGTTTTAAAATGGTTTCAAGGTGTGTTAAATACACCATCTATAAAAATATTTCACAACGCCATGTATGACGTGTGTTGGATACAAGCGCTTGGTTTAAGTGTCAGCGGTAAAATTGTAGACACGATGATTGCATCGGCCCTTGTTGATGAAAATCAAATGCGCTATGACTTAAACAACTGTGCTAAAAGATACACCGGCAAAACAAAAAATGAAAGCGATTTATATACTGCTGCAAAAGATTGGGGTGTTGACGCCAAGGCAGAAATGTATAAACTACCTGCCATTTATGTTGGCGCTTATGCAGAAAAAGACGCTGAACTTACATTAGAACTTTGGCAAGAACTTAAAAAAGAAATTTTACACCAAGATATACAATCTATTTTTGATCTTGAGACGGAACTTTTTCCATGTTTGGTGGCCATGAGATTTTGTGGCGTTCGAGTGGACGTTCAAAAAGCTCATACACTGAAGCAACAATTATCATCACAAGAAGATAAGTTAATCCAAGAAGTAAAAAAAGAAACAGGCATAGATACTCAAATATGGGCTGCACGATCAATCGCACAAGTTTTTGATAAACTAAAATTAAACTATGATAGAACTGAGAAAACATCTGCACCCTCCTTTACTAAAAACTTTTTACAGAATCACCCCCACCCACTAGTGAAACGAATAGCCCAGGCTCGTGAAATTAATAAAGCCCATACCACGTTTATTGATACCATATTAAAGCATTCACATAAAGGTAGAATTCATGCAGAAATTAATCAGCTTAGATCAGATAATGGCGGAACTGTGACAGGGAGATTTAGTTATTCAAACCCAAATTTACAGCAAATACCAGCACGGAACAAGGATCTTGGACCTGCTATTAGGTCATTATTTATACCCGAGGAGGGCCATACATGGGGTTGTTTTGACTATTCTCAGCAAGAGCCTAGGTTGG